TTATGACTCTTGATAAAAGCATTGAGTCTTCAGTCTATGATAGACTCAGCGAGGGAAATTTGAAAGATGTAATGAATTATATAGAAGCTCCGATGACAGCCACTACATTTCCAAAGAGTAACGATAGATCTGGAAGAAAGCGACGTATTACATCGGAGCTTATCTATTATTGGATGATCGCGTGTGGAATACCATTCGAGTGCGAGCGATGGCATCTTAACAGATTATTGACTTTGATTAGAGTATGCAATACAGAAAATGCGCCGTCCAAAAAAATAAATGCCAGAGAAGCTGCCATGAGAAATGCTCAACTGAACGCAGCACGTAAGAAACAATGGCATACAAAAGGATAGATTTAAGGAGGATGCTACATGGGAACATATAACGTTCATGCTGGTCACTCGTTAGTTTGTCGAGGAGCTTCTGGTTTTCTTGACGAGGTTAATGAGGACCGTAAAGTAAAAAACAAAGTTATTGAGCTCCTTAGAAAAGAGGGGCATACAGTATACGACTGTACAGACGATGTTGGCGATGAAAGAGGAAACCTGGCAAATATTGTTGAGAAATGCAATAAACATGAGGTTGATATTGATATCTCAATTCATCTTAATGCAGGTGGCGGCACAGGACCAGAAGTATGGTTATACAGTGATAAGCTGAATGACGTTGCTGCTCGTATTTCCGCAAAGATCGCAAAGACTTTTGGTCTTAATGACCGTGGTGTTAAACATTCACAGAAACTGTACGTTCTCCACCATACAACAGCTCCAGCACTGCTGGTAGAATGCTGCTTCGTAGATTCCGAAAAGGATAAAAACGTGTGGGATGCTGATAAATGTGCTAAAGCAATTGTAGAAGGAATTCTTAACAAGACGATCGTAGAAACAAAGCCGCAGAAACCAGCGAAAACAGGTGTTGTCGTAGGTCCTTGTGATTTCAAGGTTAAGGTCGAGACCGATAAATTGAAGATTCGAAAAGGTCCTAGCACCAAGTACAAATTAACTGGTCTTCGTACCGGAAAAGGTGTGTTTACGATTGTGGAAGTAATGACAGGAAAGGGGTCTGATTCTGGCTGGGGTAAGCTTAAATCTGGAGCAGGCTGGATTCCGCTTGATAAAGTGAAAAGAGTTTAAGGAGAATAATATGAATTTCGGACAGGCATTAGAAAAAGTAAAAGCAGGATATAAGATTTTCAGACATGGATGGAACGGTAAGGGGATGTTCGTTGTTTACCAGAAAGGCTATCCAGATGGAATCCCTTGTAATCTTCAGACTGCCAAGGCGTGGGGAATGAATGAAGGCGATCTGTTTAAATGCGAACCGTATTTACAGATTAAAACAACAGATGGAAGTCATGCTATGTGGGTTCCAAGCATCAGGGACGTTCTTGCAGAAGATTGGAAATACATTCATTAATAAGGAGATCGTAGCATGATAAGTTTCGAACAGAAAGGCGACTTCAAAAAACTGTCTCGATACTTTGAGAGGCTGAGAGAAGTCACAAAACTCGGTGTGTTGGATAAGTATGGCCGAGAAGGCGTGGCCGCTCTTGCTTCCGCTACACCTGTAAAAACTGGTAAGACTGCCGCATCATGGACGTATGAAATAGAACGTCAAAATGGATCGGTGGCTATAGTGTTTAAGAACACAAATGTCAATAAAGGTGTTCCTATTGCGATCATTCTACAGAATGGTCATGGGACTGGAACAGGAGGCTGGGTTCAAGGGAGAGATTATATTAATCCTGCAATCCAGCCTATTTTTGACAAAATCGCTGAGGCTGCTTGGAAGGAGGTGACCAATCTATGAGTGCAGTTGTTGATGAACGAGTCGTCGAAATGCGATTCAATAATAAAGATTTTGAGCAAAACGTTAAGACAAGTATGTCAACCTTGGACAAACTTAAACAGAAGTTGAATTTAAAAGGCGCTTCCAAGGGTTTTGAAGAGCTGGGGGATGCCTCAAAGAAAGTAAACATGAATGCTTTAGGTAGAAGCGTCGATGTTGTTTCTGCTAAATTTTCCGCACTTCAAGTTATGGGAGTTACCGCTTTAGCTAATATTACCAATTCTGTGGTTAATTCGGCTAAAGCGATGATTTCAGCTATCACAATAGATCCTGTTCGTGACGGTCTGACAGAATATGAGACTCAGATGAATGCGATACAGACAATCTTAGCTAATACTCAGAAAGAGGGCACCGATGTAGAGAGAGTCAATGCCGCCCTTCGTGAATTGAATACATACGCGGATAAAACAATATACAATTTCACTGAGATGACAAGGAATATCGGTACCTTCACCGCAGCTGGTGTAAAACTGGACGATTCTGTATCTGCAATTAAAGGTATAGCAAACCTTGCAGCCGTGTCTGGCTCTAATTCTCAACAGGCTTCAACCGCTATGTATCAGTTATCTCAGGCGCTTGCTTCTGGAACTGTTAAGCTTATGGACTGGAACTCTGTAGTAAATGCCGGAATGGGTGGACAGGTCTTTCAAGACGCTTTAACCAGAACGTCCGAACATCTTCAGACCGGAGCTAAGGCTGCTATAGAAGCTAATGGCTCATTCAGAGAATCTCTCAGCACTGGGTGGTTGACTACAGAGGTTCTTACTCAGACTTTGGATCAGTTTGCTACGGCAGCTGAGACACAAGAAGAGTATCAAGCAGCTGTCAAAAAGTTTGTGGAGCAGGGATACACCAAAGAAGAAGCAACTCAGATGGCTGACATGGCAAAAACTGCTAATGACGCAGCCACAAAAGTAAAGACATTCCGTCAGCTTATAGACACCTTAAAAGAGGCTATGGGGTCTGGTTGGACTACATCATGGCAGCTCATCATCGGTGATTTCGAAGAAGCAAAAGAAATGTGGTCTAATGTCAGTGATTTCTTCAGCAACATTATCAATAACGTATCTGATTTTCGCAATGACGTTCTCAAAAGTGCATTGGGTAAGGGGTTCACAGAGCTTGCTGATAAGATCACTGGTGTTACTGAGCCTGTCAATAAAGCTATCGCTGCTGTCGAAGATCTTGGTTCTGTCGTAGATGATGTATTAGCAGGTAAATTTGGCAACGGAAACGAAAGATTCAATGCTTTAACCGAAGCAGGTAAAAATTATTACGCCGTCCAAAACAAAGTAAATGAAGCTCTTGGATGCGCATTTAGATATACTGAGGATCAAATCAAAGCGCAGGACGAAGCTCTTGGCACAACTACAGCTGAAACTGGGGCAACTGCAGAGCTCACCGACGAAAAGAAAAAACTCATTAAAGAGATTGCTAATTTGTCTGAAGAAGAAATGCGAGCCAAAGGATATACTGAAGATCAGATAAACGCATTCAAAGAACTTAAAACGATATCCGAAAAACTTGGTATCCCGTTGAATGATTTCATTGACAATATGGATCAGATTAATGGGCGTTGGTTGCTTTTGCAGTCTTTTGTAAATATTGGAAAATCTATTTCGGCTGTTGTTGGAAGTATTGGTAAATCTTGGACTGATCTCCATGGAGCACTGTCAGTTGATGATCTTGGGAATAAATTGTTTAACGCTATAGGAGCATTTCATAGTTTTACGGCATCTTTGATTCCAACCGACGAAACCCTAGGTAAGCTTGAAAGAACATTCAAGGGCGTTTTCGCAATATTGGACATAATTTCTACTGTTGCTGGAGGAACGGCTAAGCTTGCTTTTCGTGGCTTGAACGCAGTTCTTAATGCTTTTGATTTGGATTTACTTGACGTTACGGCAGGAATTGGCGATGCAGCTGTGGCGTTCAGAGACTTTTTATTTAGCAATGACTTGGTAAATAAAGGGTTCGAAGCGCTTGGCTCAGGGGTCAAAATGGCTGTTGAAGCGTTCGCAGATTTGGTCGATGCTATCGAAAATATACCTCAAGTCCAGGAGTTTATTGAAAACTTTAAGAATATTGACTGGTCTGAGATTGGAAGCAATGTCGTCGAAGGTTTAAAGAATGGGTTAGAGGATGGTATTTCTTCTGTACCGGACATCCTTATTGAGATTGGTCAGAGTATGTTGTCTGCAATTAAAGGCGTACTTGGCATTCATTCTCCTTCAACGGAGATGTACGATATAGCAAAAAATGTAATCGCGGGCTTGGTAAATGGACTGAAGGATGGAATAACTGAGGCAGTAAGCGCATTGAAAGACGTTGGTTCAAACTTACTTTCAGAAGCACGAAAGTTAGATTGGGGTAGGATTTTTACAATTGGGTCGATAGGAGCATCCGTCATTGCTGGGATTGTAACTATCAATAAGATAATTGATATAATGGATAAATTCGCTACACCATTTGAAAAGTTTGGAAAAATTCTTGGAACTGTAAATGAAAGTATAAAAACAATTACAGAATCATTCTCTAAGAATTTAAAAGCTAAAGCGTTCAAAACCAGAGCTGAAGGTATCAAAAGTATGGCGATTGCTATTGGTATCTTGGCTGCATCTGTTTATGCGTTAGCTCAACTTGACCAAGGCGCACTCGCGAGATCGGTAGCAGCTATTGCTTTGCTATCTGGAATTCTTGTTGGGTTGGCTTTAGTTGTAAATAAGCTTAGCGAGGCGACCGTAACGTTGGATGGCGAAGGACGTGCTTTGAAACTCGACGGTTTGAAAACCGGACTTGCAGGAATAGGTGTCGCTCTTCTGATGTTAGCTGCAGTTGTTAAAATCATGGGTGGAATGAAACCGGATGAAATGATGCAAGGCTTTATCGGATTGGCTGGTGTCATTGTTGCCATTTCCATAGTATTGAAAACATTTGGTAAATGTGTAAAAGGTGAATCGGCTAAAAATATTGATAAAGCAGGTATAATGATAAAGAAAATGTCTGTTGCGTTGATATTAATGGTTGCAGCAATTAAGCTTATTGGACTTCTTTCCACAGAAGACCTAGTTAAGGGCGTCGCATTCATGGGAGTATTCATCGTGTTTACCGGTCTGTTATCAGCAGTTACCAGACTGAGTGGAAAAGGTGTTAGTAAACTTGGTGGCATGATGGCTAAGATGGCAATTGCTATGGGATTGATGGTGGGTGTCTGTAAGCTTGCCGGTATGCTTTCCGCTGAAGAGATGCTCAAGGGCGCAGCATTTGCGCTTGGCTTTATTATATTTACGACAGCACTGAAAAGAGCAATCAAATCAAAAGATGATGCTAAATATCTGAAAATGGCTGGTGTTATAACATCCATGGCACTGGCTTTAACTATGATAGTTGGTGTCTGCAAACTTGTAAGTATGCTATCGGCTGGTGAACTGATAAAGGGATCTGTGGCCGTCGTTGCTTTTGGTGCGTTACTTGTAGCTCTTGTGAATGCTGTTAAAGCGACTGGACCGGAAGCGACAAAGATTGGTGGAACACTATTAGCTATGACCGCTGCAATAGGTATATTAGCTGGTATTTGTGTTCTTATGAGTTTGATGGATGTTAAGAGTCTAGCGAAAGGTCTTACAGTAGTTGGTTTATTGTCTGGTATGATGACGGCTATGGTTTGGGCTACCAGAGGAGCAAGCGATTGTAAGAAGAATCTGATTGTAATGACAGCTGCTATCGCCGTTATGGCGACGTCTGTGGCGGCGTTGTCGTTGCTCGATTCATCAAAGCTTATCGGTGCGACTGTTTGTTTATCAGCCCTTATGGCGACGTTCGCGCTAATGTCCAAAGCATCAGGAGCAGCCGGAAGCTCGATCAAAGGCGTGGTTGTTATGACAGTGGTTGTTGGAGCACTTGCTGGAATAGTGTGCATGTTGGCGCAACTTCCAGTTGAAACAACATTACCAACGGTGACAGCTTTGTCATCGCTGATGCTGTCCCTATCAGCATCCATGCTAGTTATGAGTAAAGCCGGGAACGTGTCGGCAGGAGCAGTAGTAGCGGCAGCTGGTATGGCATTTGTTGTTACGGCACTAGGCGCAGTAATCACGCTGTTAAGTCAAAATGGAATGATGAATGTTCCTCTTGATACCGTTGTTTCTTTGTCCGCTCTATTATTGGCACTTTCTACATCTTGTGTGATACTTAGCAAAGTTGAACCGATAGCTGGAGCAGCTGCTTCTGGGGCTTTGAAACTTATGGGTGTGCTTGGTATTGTGTCAGCTGTCATTTTAGGAATTGGCGCATTAGTTAGTCATTTCGTAGATGAATCTGAATTGGATAAGTTGGTTACAACTCTAAGTAAGCTTGGCGAAGCTTTAGGAACGTTCTTTGGAAGCATCATTGACGGATTTCTCAATGGCGCTACTGATGGTCTTCCTGAAGTGGCATATAATCTGAAAGAGTTCATCAACACGTTCTCTGGAATTGACAATAATGCTGCTAATAAAGTTAACTCGCTGATAAACGCTTTGTCGGCACTCGGAAGTGCAAGCTTAAAGAATGCTATCGCCAGCTTTTTGGGTCATGGACTTGGCGATTTTGGTGCTCAGATAGGTGATTTCGCAGATCAGATGAATACTGCGGCAGATGCTGTTGCTGGTATATCCGATCCCGGTTTGGATAACCTAAAAGCCATTGCAGACATTGGACAGTTATTTGGTGAGCTGCAGTCTACGATCAAACCGACTGGTGGGATATTAGCCGGTATCGCTACTTACGACATAGGTGATTTTGGCTGGGATATTGGTACGTACGCCCGAAATCTTAATCAGGCGGCATCGGCAGTAGCTGAAATCTCGGATGAAGGACTTACAAATCTCGGAACAATAGCCGATATCGGTATGGCGTTTGGGAAATTACAGAACACGATTGAGCCGACAGATGGGTTGGTGACTTTGATTTCCGAGAAAAGCCTTGGTGATTTTGGCTGGGATATTGGTACGTACGCCCGAAATCTTAATCAGGCCGCTTCTTTTGTGGCGCAGATTTCGACTGATGGCCTTGCCAATTTAGGAAAAATAGCCGATATAGGAACAGCGTTTTCTGAGCTACAGTCTACACTTGATCCAACCGATGGAATCGTTACGTGGCTGGATGGCCATAAGGATATAGGAGATTTTGGTGAAGAAATTTCAACGTATGCGAGCAATCTTAACACGGCAGCTTCCGCAGTTGCAGAGTTATCTGACGATGGAATAACAAATCTTGGCGTAGTCGCTAACATTGGCGACGCCTTTGCTGATCTTCAGAAATCAGTAGGAGATGCTATTGATTTATTTGATGTGCTCGACGGAGCGACCTTAGATGGCTTTGGTGAGAAAGTTAAAACATATGCAGAAAATGTTAAGAAAGCGTCAGATGCCGTAAGCGGAGATAACGCAATTGACACCGAAGCGATAGCACGCGCTAAAGTAATGGGCGATTTACTCGTTGCGTTCCAGGAAACCATTCCGAAAAAAGGATGGTTTGACGGTATAGTTGATCTTGGTGAATTTTCTAATGAAATAACACTATTCGGTGATGCTATCGGCAATCTTAATGAGGCTGCTAGTAAGGGGGATTTATCTAAGACTAATGCTGTTATAACGTTCGCAAATAGTCTGAAAGCATTTACTCAGGATATAACTGACGGTGAACTGGCTACTCTTCAGAATTTTCCAGAAAAGGTCGGTTATGTCGCAGATGGAATTTCGGCATATTACGAGATTTTAGACGGCGTAGATACTGCGGCGGTAGCTTCTTCTATTAGCTCAGCATATAAGATCAAATCCTTTGTGCTGAGTCTCAGTAACTTCTCATCCGATGGAATTGAGAACTTCAAAGTTGAAGACCTTGGACAGTCGTTATCTGATTATGCAGGAAAAGTGGCATCCATGGATTTCACACAGATTGCTGGATCATTGACAGTAGCCTCAAGACTTGCAACTTTCATTAAAGGTCTCTCTGGACTCGATACAAGTGGAGTGAGCAGCTTTAAGAAAGCTGTTTCGACTCTTGGTCAGACAGATACAAGCAACGTTGCTAAAGCGTTCAGCTCTGCTTCTGGAGACATAACAAGTGCTGGAAATAGTATTGTCGAGTCTCTTTCCAAGGGTATAAGCAGTAAGAGTAGTGAAGCCACTTCAGCGGCATCTGGTGTGATTGACAAGATGAACTCTGAAATTATGCACAAAGCTTCTGTGTTTTTAGCAGCTGGTACAGCTCTTATACTGAAGCTTGCAGCTGGCATCAGAGAAAATAGTAGCTATGCCGAATCAGCAGCAAACTCAGCCGTAAGCAATGCGGCAAATTCTATACGAGGGTTCTATAGTAGTTTCCATGAGTCTGGCTCTTATGTCGGAATAGGACTCATTAATGGTCTTAATTCGCAGTATCAGGCAGTATACAATGCTGGTTACCGTTTGGGACAAGCAGCAATCCTAGGTGAACGTGCTGGACAGCAATCCCATTCGCCATCTAAACTGGCAGAACAGTCAGGTGTCTGGGTAGGCGAAGGTCTCATCATCGGCGTTGATTCTATGGGGAGCAAAGTATATGAAGCTGGCGAATCTCTTGGCGAGAATGTTACCAGTTCTTTATCATCTGTGATCTCCAAAGCTTCAGATCTCTTTGAGATGAGTATGGATGCCGAGCCAGTGATTAGCCCAGTTGTGGATTTAACGAATGTGAAAGCGGCATCCAATAGTATGGACAGCATGTTCTCTGATTTATCTATTGGAACGAACGCTAATCTTAGAGCTGTTGATGTAATGATGTCCAACAGAGGTCAAAATGGAAATTCTGACGTTGTGGCTGCAATCAACAGACTCGGAAAGAAACTTTCAAATATGGGTAACACATACAATAGTATTGACGGCGTTACTTATGACGAATCAAGTAGTGTAAGCAACGCAATTCAGACATTAACACGAGCTGTGGTAGTAGAAGGGAGGCGATAATAGTGGCTGGTGCCAAAAAGAATACTTCAATGGTGACTTTAAGTAAAATCCAGATTCAGAATGGTACAGAACGCACTATGTTCGCCACCTGGACATGGAATAAGAGTCATACTTCTGGCTATAGGGTTATATGGAAATATGGAACAGGTCAGGGGAAATGGTTTTGGGCTTCTGATACGACTGAAACACAGAAACAAAGTGTATGGACAGCTCCGGAAAATGCAACGAAAGTACAGATTTGTGTCACACCAATTTCCGAAACCCATAAAGTAAATGACAAAGAACAGGCATATTGGACAGGAAAACAGGCATATAGTAAGTCATATGTTTTTCAAAAGGCTGATGAAAAAGTTCCTGATAAAGCGCCTACTCCAGATGCTAAGCTGAATGAGTATACTAAAAATCAGCTGGATATAAGCTTGTCGAACCTAGACAACGATTGGTCTGCCGTCGGAGTCAAGTTCGCGATAAAAAGAGACGACTGGGATTACATGAATGAAATCGGAAGCGTCGAGATAAAAGATCGTGGAGCAAGTATTTCATATATTGTTGAACCTGGACATACATACAAAGCATGTTGCGCAGGATATAACAAGAAAGATCAGCTTGGAGATTATTCTGACTATTCAAGTGAAGTAGTTACAGCACCGTCCACTCCGGATCACTTCATAATTTCCAGAGCAGTGTCTTCCACGTCTGTCGAACTGACTTGGGTAGAAGTTGTCAACTGCACTGGATACGAAATCGAGTTTACTACCAACGATGCATATTTCGATTCAAATCCAGATCAAGTAAGCAGCAAGACAATCGAGTCCACTGCGACGTATGCTACTTTCACTGGTTTGGAGTCTGGTAAGGAATACTATTTCCGAGTAAGAGCTACTAATAGTGCTGGTAATTCCGGATGGAGTATGCACGCTTCGGTTGTTCTCGGCAAGGAACCATCCGCACCTACTACGTGGTCGTCCACTACGACTGCTATGGTTGGTGAATCATTGAATCTTTATTGGGTTCATAATTCTCAGGATGGTTCTTACGAGAAAATGGCAGAACTTGAATTGACGGTGAATGGTTCTACCGAAACAAAAACATTTTATAACAACACGTCAGAAGACGATCAGGATAAAGCTCGTTCTTATTCGGTAAATACAGGGCAATATACGGAAGGTACAACTATTAAGTGGCGAGTAAGGACTTCTGGCATCACCGGTGCGTACAGTGAATGGTCTGTGTTACGTGAAGTGAACGTATACGCACGCCCAACGGTTGCTTTAATTGTAACCAATCAAAATGGAGCAGTAATATCTTCATTATCCTCGTTTCCGTTCTATCTTAAAGCCTCTCCTGGACCGGCTTCTCAAAAGCCTATTAGTTATCATGTAGAAATTACAGCTGACGATGGTTATGAGACTGTCGATCAGGTCGGGAATGTGATTCGGATATCTGCCGGTGAGTCTATATACTCCAAATATTTCAATTCCAGTTCGATATTAATAGTTGAATTCTCGGCTGGTAATGTTGATTTTGAAAATGGCATGTCTTATACGGCAACAGTCACAGTATCCATGAATTCCGGACTTAGCTGCAGCGCATCGAAAACTTTTACCGTTGATTGGGAAGAGACAATATCTGAACCTAATGCGGAGATTGGATATGATTCTGAGAGATATACTTGTCAGATAAGACCCTATTGTGAAGATATGGACGGAAATCTCATAAACGGCATATTACTGTCCGTATACAGAAGAGAATACAATGGCGAATTTATTGAGATAGCAAGCGGTCTTCCTAATAGTGCGTCTCACTACGTTATAGACCCGCATCCTGCATTGGACTACGCAAGATACAGGATTATAGCCACAGAGACTGCAACCGGTGCTGTTTCGTATTACGATGTACCTGGATATCCAATCAACGAACCCGGTGTTATTATACAATGGAGTGAAGCATGGTCAGCGTTTGATGTGTCGGATGCGAACGAAGCTGATGTTGTTGACACGCCTCCGTGGTCCGGATCGTTAATAAGAATTCCTTACAACATTGATGTATCGGATAAAGCAGATCCGGATGTAACTTTGGTTAAGTATGCAGGAAGAAAGCGTCAAGTGAGTTATTATGGAACGCAGCTTGGGGAATCATCGACATGGAGAGTTGAGATTCCAGCTGATGATAACGAAACATTATATGCTTTGAGAAGACTCATGATTTGGACTGGTGACGTCTACGTGAGAGAGCCGTCCGGAAGCGGATATTGGGCTAATGTCAAAGTATCGTTCAGCCGAACTCATTGTGCACTAACTATACCAGTCACGTTTGATATTACAAGAGTAGAAGGAGGAATGTAACATGCCGGATTGGACGAAATCCATGCAGCAGTCCTTTGAATACTATATTGTTGACCCGGGTACATGGAAAGACGCCGATCAAATCGACACTGTAAAATCTTCAATCATAGAAAGAGATTCGGATGCCGAAACAAAAGGGTCTGCATCTTTTAACATCAATGAGAGACTCGGCGAATGTTACATCCGAGCTTACCTCATCACAATTCAAAATGGAGTTAGAGAAAAATACCCACTTGGGACATTTTTGATTCAGACCCCATCTTCAAGCTTCGATGGTATGGTTCATACAGTTAGCATGGAATCGTATACTCCACTACTTGAATTGAAAGAGAATCCTCCGCCTGTTGGTTATTTTCTTCCGAAAGGCTCTAATATCATGGAGGAAGCATACAAGATCATAAGAGAACATGTAAGAGCTCCGGTTGTTCAGGCAAAAAGCAACGAAAAGTTGTATAACGATTTCGTGGCAAATACTGACGATAAATGGATTTCTTTTGTGTCAGATTTAATAGCAAATGCAAAATTTGAATTAGGACTTGATGAATTAGGCCGTGTTCTGTTCTTACCAGTTCAGGATACGGCCACATTACGTCATGTAGCTGAGTTCAGTGATGGTAACAGTTCTATTCTCTACTCAGACATCAGTGAGGAGTATGACCTGTACGGTATTCCAAATGTAGTGGAGGTTGTATATTCAAAGAATAATTCGAATTTTTACGTAAGAGTCGTGAACAATGATCCGAATAGTCCGACATCAACCGTAAGTCGTGGCAGAGAGATTATATATCGTGATTCTAACCCGGAATTCTCTGGAGAGCCAACTAACTATCAAATCAAAGAGTACGCGAATAAGCTACTTCAAAAACTTTCCACTGTAGAATACAAAATCACTTTTTCACATGGTTATTACCCGATCCGGCTTGGGGACTGTGTGCTGTTAAATTATAAAGCTGCCGGGATAAACAATGTAAAAGCTAAAGTAATCAAACAGTCAATCACTTGTGAGACTGGCTGCAAGGTCACAGAAACGGCTGTATATACATCGAAATTGTGGGGGTGATAATCATTGAGTTTATCTAATGATGTCGTATCCCAGTTTGCGAAGACAGTAAACGGTAAAAATAAAGAAAAAACTGAAAGTACGGTTTATGGAACAGTAGTCATTTATGGAGGACAGAGATACGTCAAAATGGATGGCTCAGACTTGCTTACCCCTTGCGATACCACAGTAAGTGCTAATGAGGGAGAGCGTGTTACCGTTCTTGTGAAGAATCATACCGCCACCATCAACGGTAACCTTTCTTCACCATCAGCACGAACTGGGGATGTCAAAGATGTAAGGGAACAGGTTTTAGAAGTACAGCGGGTGGTTGCTGATAAAGCCACCATCAAAGATTTAGAAGCAGAACGAGCTCGAATCAAAGAATTAGTTGCCGATAATGTTGTGATCAAAGGACGCATGTCCGCAAGTGAAGCTGATATTGGAGAGTTGAAAACAAATAACGCAAAGATTACCGGTCGACTGGATGCCAATGAGGCAAGCATTAAGAAGCTGGATGCCGAGAAGTTAACCGCTAAGGACGCAGAGCTGAAGTATGCGACTGTTGAAAAGTTACAAGCTACAGATGCTAAGGTTGGCAATTTGGAAACAGATAACGTGTCTGTTAAGGGACGATTGGACGCTGCTGAAGGTAACATTAAGAATCTGAATGCTGATAACGTTGCCATTAACAAGCATTTGAGTGCTAATGATGCCGATATTAAATCCTTGCGGGCAGAAAAACTAAACGCAAAAGACGCTGATATCAAGTATGCGAACATTGATTTCTCCAACATTGGTATAGCAGCTATGGAGAAATTCTATTCTGAGTCGGGTCTCATTAAGAATGTGGTGGTCGGCGATCAAACCATCACTGGTGAATTGGTTGGCGTAACTATTCGAGGAGATTTAATCGAAGGCAATACTATTAAAGCTGATAAGTTAGTTATTAAAGGAGAAGATGGACTTTATTACAAACTTAACACGAATGGTTCTACCATTACTTCTGAACAGACGGACTACAACAGTCTTAATGGTACTTTGATTCAGGCTAAGAGTATTACAGCAGACAAGGTGGCTGTGACTGATTTGGTAGCTTTTGGAGCAGATATTGCTGGAAATCATATAGGAAATGGTGCTATATATTCTGGGGTAAAAACATCAGCTCTTAATACGACAAAAGGATTCTATCTCGGTTCCGACGGACAAGTTGGTATAGGCGATACAAATCATTATATTCAGTTCTATAAGGGAGACAATGGAGAATTTCATCTTAGAATTAGTGCTGAAGACATTTTGTTCGGAAAGAGCAAAAAACTATCGAAAGTGCAATCAGTGAAATAGATACAAAAGTCAACAATGTTAAATCCATAGTTGGTAAAACGTATACATATCAAATCGGTACAAATATGACAGATGTCCCTACAGGAGGATGGTCTATTTCGATGCCTAATGTTCCGCAAGGACAGTATCTGTGGACAAAAGAGACCACTTTATATTCAGATGCGAGTACTTCAGTTGGATATGTTGCTACCAGAATGGGCGTTGATGGAGCAGGAGG